TTTAAATCTTTTTGTATAAATTTACCATCACCGTGCATAGCAAATTGTAAATTACTATTTGATACTTCTGTTGAAATAGTGTTGCCATCTAGCTTTATATCATCTACACTAAGAGCTCCAAATAAGATACTGTCGCCTGTTATATCTGCCATTAATGTAGAAGAATCTATTGCATCTACTGCTCCGTTTACTATAAATCTAATATTGTTTGATGTAGGATCAGCTGTTACGCTAGTTAGTCTGTTTGATGAAAATACACCATTAAATGTAATTGGTGCATTAACAGTTTGGCCTTCAAACCTATTTGAATCTGTACTGTACCTAATTGATCCTATTCCTGGTGCTCCGGTTGAATCAGCGTTGATTCTTTGACCGTCTGTACCTGCAGGCAATTTAATTGATCCTGTAGTTGCTATGTTAAAATTAGTATTTGTAGTAAAATTTAAATCATCAGCTCTAGTAAAAAGTTTATTTTCATCTACAGCTATATCTTCTAATAATACCGCGCCAGTGCTTTGAGCTCTAAATTCTAAATCGTTATTTGTTTCAGTAGTTGTTATAAAATTATCTTGTATTAAAACATCATCAGATTGTGCTGCACTTAACCAAGCCTTTTTCCAAGTCTTACTTGCAAGTCCTAAACTATATGCTCCACTAATGTCTGGTACGATATTTTGATCAATTTCTTGTGCAAAACTAATTGTATCATTAGCATCATTACCAAATCCTATTGCACTGCCGCCGATTGTAAAATCTCCTGACATTACAACATTACCAGTAACATTTGTATTGTCTAAAAAGTTTATTATTCCTGCTGCACTATCAACATTAATACTTCCTGGACTACTAAACAATGTATTATTTGTGATTATAAGATTGCCTGTTGATGCTTGTGCGCCGTTTAAAATACTTGTAGATCCACCAGTTGTAACATTAATACCATTAAGTGCATTTACTTGTGCTTCTGTAATAACAATACTTGATTCGCCGCTTTCTAAGTCAACAAAAAATTGATCACCAACTCTAAAGTTACCTAAATGGTCAGTTGATGAAAAATAAATATTTCCACTGTTAAGCTCACTTGTTTCTTGAGCTTGTATTGCTCTACTTGGATCATTGTCTAAGAATTTACCACTTCCGATATATCCAAAGTTGTGTTGTATTAGATACATAATAGTATCTGCACCGTCAGCTACTGCTCCGTAATTTCCGTAAACATTTGCTGAACCTATTGATCTAATTTCAGCTCCAAATTGTGTTGTTGATCCGTCTGTACTTAAATGACCAGTTACTCCTCTAACAGCATATAATCCTCTGTTAGCAAAGTATGTAAAAGAATTAAGCCATTCAACTCTAACACCATTTGTCATTGTAATTGCATCAACTCCAGGTGTGATAAATGTAACGCTATGGAATAGCATGCTTGCTTCTTGACTAGCACTTAAAACATTTGCTCCGTCAACTAATGCGCCTTTACCTGCATCGCCTTGTGCAAAGCCTCTAGGATCGCTTGCACTTGTTACACTGCCTGCTGTAATTACTGATACGTTTTGTACATAGGGAGATCTCGAGGTTACTACTGTATCTGTTGCAAAACTAAATGCATGCCCTGGACTAAAGAAATCTTTTATAGTAACATGTTGGACTGTTGTTTCGCCATTCATTAAGAAACAGTTATTTGTATTTGTTCCTGCTGTTGGTTTAATAATAACACCACGCATGTTATGTCCAACTATACTTACGTTAGTTGGTATTTCTAAAGGAAATATTTCTTCGTATTCTCCAGGAAATATATGTATTTCAACTGGTCCTTGTGTACTTGCATCAGCTCTTGCTAGTGCCGCTTTAATAGTAAGCATAGGACCTTGTACACTGTCGCCTACTGCTGAATCGTTTCCGTTTTTACTAACATAAAATATATTACCAACACGTAAGTTCATACTCGCTGTGCCAGCGATAATATCACCAGAATTTATTACTTGACCATTAACAACACCAGGATGAATTTCTCCAAAACGTTTTCCAGCCTTGCCTAATTTCAAGGTATTATTTGTGCCTGGATTTAGATCATTAGTCATTTCTGCGTTTAAAACTAATGTATCTTCATCATCACTACCTATTGTAATATTACCATCAAAAGTAATGTTAGATTGTGAATGTAAACTTCCAAATAATTCTAAATTAGTAGGTATTTCTGTTGTACCTGTGCCGTTTGGTCTTAGATCAATATTTGAATTTGTATTATAACTTTTAATACTATTATCATTAATTTCAATTTGATCTGTTGCGAACCCTGATAGATTTATTCTTCCGCCAACAGCTGCTTGTAATACTATTGGCGAGTCTAAGGAATTAATATTACTTCCGTTCCCCCAAATTAAATTACCAATCTTTAATTCTGTAGATGCAATCATGCTAGGCATTTGAGACATGCCTGATACTTGTATTTCGTCTGTAGTTACATCAGTATTAAACCCTAATTTAAGTGCTGTTGCATCTAAATGAAGGAGAGATGTATCACTTAATGTATTTTTAACATTTAAGTTAATTCCGTTACGTTCAAGATTAGCTGCTAATAACGGTCCAGATATTCTACCTACTGCCATGATGTCTCCTTATACAGTAGTATTTATTGGATTACTTGTCAAAGTTATGTAGTACAGTAATAGGTTTTGCTAGATCTGGAGCAGATGCAAATTTTAAATACCATCCGTCTGCGTATGGCGAATTAGGACCAGCAAGATTACCACTTGAGCTTTGTTCTAGAGTATAGTTTGTTGTTGCTACTTGAAATACGTTTTCAACAAATACTAAAACATTCTGCGCCGCGGCAGGAACAGGAAAATCTGCATCACCGCTTGCTAATGGTCCAAATACTGTTTCTACAGCATCACCATTACCTAAATTTTGTTGTGTTATACCTGGATCTTGATTTGGTTCTTTAAATCTTAATTCTCGCCAAGCACCGTTTTGATATGCTTCAAATTGATCATCATCTGTGTTATATCTAATCTGCCCGTTAACAGGACTTGTTGGCCGTTGTGCTTCTGTACCTTTAGGCACTAATATAGTATTGGTACTTTCAATAACTACTTGTCCGTTAATGTCATACTGAACACCATTACCATAAATGGTCCTACTGTTTGTATTTTGAGCTTTCATTAGTCTCATTATTACACTTCCAAATAACTTATTGTTGCAGAAAGATTAGTTAAGTTTGCACCAATGTCAGGTGCTGCAACAAAGCTAACTATGTCGCCTTCTTCTAATACTATTCTTTCTGAGTCAAAAGTAAACGTTTCGCCTGCTGGTAAAACTAAGTTGTTTACAATTCTAGTTATAGCATTGTTTAATGCTACTCCGCTAGGAAGAAAGTGTAAATCAAAATTTGCAGCGTCAACGCTGTTATTATTACATACCATTATATTTGTAATAGCATATCTTTTTCCTGCTGGTACTGTAATAACATCTAGTTGTGTGTTTGTTAATTGTGCGTTTGTGATTGCCATATTGTTTCCTTAAAAGAGCATTCCGAACAGTAGTGCTCTATTTCTACTTACTAATTCGTCTGTTACATTGTTTTTATTTACATAATACAAACCAACATTACCTTCGCTGTTGGCGGTATCTTTTGAAAATAATTTAATTCCACTAACAGGCGCTGCCGGACTAGCTGATAAGTCATCGTCAAATGGTGACCCGGTCATTACAAACGTATCTTTTACTGTAACTGATCCTGTTCCTGGCGCTGATAAAAATAAATTATCATCTGATATTGTAGTTGATATTTCATTTTTTTGTATTTTTAAATCTGCTAGTTCTAATCTATTAGAGTATATATTTGCAATTAGCGTGTTGTCGACTTTTACTTCAATTGTACTTTCTATACCTGTTGTAGATTCATCTAATGCTCTTAATGTTGTATCATTATCAGCAATACCCGGTTGTAGTGTATTTGAAAAAGCATATGTTACATAATCTTTAACACCTTTTGCATTAACCAATCCATCATTGTTTATTAATACATTACCGCTTCCAGGATCGGTAATAATAAAATCGTTTGCAACAGCATTAAATGCATATTCAAAAATATTACGTTCGTAGTTTACTGTACCGCTAACATCAATACTTGCTGCAGGAGTTGTAATATATAACACTCCTTCTGCGTTTATACTATTTGTTGTAAATGGTAAAGTTGTTCCGGTTGCATCTTGTAATTTAAATGCTCCATTACCACTTGTTCCGCCTGTAAAATATTGTGTTTGTTCATTGAAAACAATTCTTGCTGTAGGCAGTGATCCTCTATCAACTTCTATACCTGCAATATACCCATTACTAGCACTAATTCCTGCTGCAGACTCGCCTTCATTTAACGTAATAATATTGTCTGCAATAGTTGTAACTGTTGACTCAACTGTTGTTTGTGTTCCTCTAACTTCAAGATCACCATTGACAATAACAGTTCCTTGAACAGCAGAAGCACCGTCAGTAGTGTCTAGAGTAATAGTACCTGATGCACCATTACTAACTGCAATTTTATAATTGCCTCCGGTTACTTTATCTATCTTTGACATTTACTATTTCCCTGTTAACATTAATACATTTGTTGTTGAGTCATTGTGTATGTCCCAACTATATTCACTGTTATTAAAATCTATCATTAAGTTATTAACAATTGAAGCAATATAAACAAATGCTGAACTATGTAATACAATACCTATTAGTGACATTTCATTGTCATCTAAATCGTTTGTACTTTTATTAACTAGTTCGCATACTCCTTCATTTCCTTTATTATCAGTAACTTTAAATTTTGTATCGCTAAGTTGCTCTAAAACACTACCATGCGGTGTTGCCTTAGAGCTTCCTAGTTTTACAGAAACGACCAAATCTTTTAGAAGATTATAAAAATTCCAAAAAACATTTACTGGTCGTTCCATTAAGTTAGTCCTTATGCGTCTTCTGTAAAGTCGTCGTCATCTGCGCCGATTAATGTGTTATCATCACCAGCTTCTTCAACTTGTGCTGCGCCATCTGCTACAGATGTACTAAAGTTCCACGGAACACTTTTGCCGTCATACAAGTTAGTACCTGTACCACTTGGTGCTGACAAAGTAACTTTACGTCCAGCAATTTTACTTACTGTGTATGTTTCTGCATCGTCCATTTTGAATGAAATTGACATTTCACCTGCTACCAAGTTAGCTGGTAATTTACCAGTTGTTAGCGTACAAGTAAATAGTCCTGCTGTTTCAATTTCTTCACATACAAATTTCTTTGAGCCTACTTGCTTTACAATATAGCCTTCTTTAACTGCTGTGTTGTTATGAAAGTTTACTTTGATTTCGTTTCCGCCTGCTGTAGGGCCTACGCCTTCTACACCAAACAATCTTTTATTAAGTGGTCTTCCCATTTTTTTCTCCTATAATAGTAGTCCTATGCCCGTTCTATGGGCTACGCTGTGGGTACAGCATAAGTCCGCCTTGCGGCACACTATCTGACACAAGTATTTATCATCAATACAATATAAAGGATTTTAAGTCAAGAAAAAAGACTCCGAAGAGTCTTTTTAAAATATAAGCAAAATAGGTAGGACTTGGGTACACCTACAAGCACGGACCGAAATACCATTTCTAAACCGTACAACCTGTCCCCGCGGGTTAGTGCGATGTGACTCAGCGTATTTCTACTACCAAGCCTGGGTACCACCCCTGGACAGTCAAGTTCGACTCTTTTGGTAGGAGCCTCTTCCTTGCACTATAAACAAAAATTAATTACTTTTTTGTTGCTTATGTACTTAATATAACAGACTTTATATATAAAGTCAACCTCTTTTTTACCAAAATATTAAATTTTTTGTAATCTAGGGTCTGTACTAAGTATGTTCTTTTCAGCTCTTGGTCTAGATAGACGATTTTCAGCCATTTTGCGTACTATTGCTTTATGTGCTAGTTCCGTTTTTCTCTTTTTGCGAGCTATTTCGAAGTCTTTATGATTCATGACACTCTCCTCGTTAAAGTTAAGTGCGTTCCTTCGCTAATGCTACTTCCGGGCTAATTGCCTGAACGTTGTATTATTATTTAGTATCTAGTACTTGAATAAATTCGTTTTCTCTGTCCAAATATTTAAAGTCAATCTTTACTGGATCAAACTTATCTAACGCATCAAATACTATTCGTGTGTCTAACTCTCCACAAGTATAGACGTCTAATTGTATTAGTTTTGGAGATTGTTCGTCCCATATGTGTATTGCTACATGTGATGTTTCAATGATGGTAACGCAAGTAAATCCTTTGTTACCTTTCATATCACAATACTTAACATAAGGTCCCATCATAATCTTCATACCAATGTCTCTAATTAAATTAGAGGCCCAATCAGTAATAGTTTGTTCGCATATTGGAGGATTACTTACTTCTGCTCGTACTATTAAATGTTTATGTTTCATAACTTATAGTTTATATTAAGTTATACCTTATTTGAAACAAAATGTCAACCAGAAAATTTAGTCAAAAAAATAGGCGCCGTAGCGCCTATTTTGTATTTTGTAACTTAAGACTTAGCTAAAGCTAACGTTAGCAATGCTAACACGAGCTAGGTAGTCTGCTGCGTTACCTAATGAACTTGCAGTGTTGTTTAGCTCAACATATCCGTATCTAGTCATGAATGACACAACTGGTTCGAATGATGTTGGATCTAATACAACGCCACTTGACATTAGTGGGATATATGGGCAATAGAACGCTGCTGCGTCTGATTCGCTTGATCCCTTGTAACCTACAAGTACGTCTTGTGCATCAGCAGCATATGTGTTTACATATACTTTCATTGCATTGTTTAAAGTACCAACCATTTTAGTATTAGTTGGAGCTTCAAATGTGCCTTCAGTTGTTCTTGCGAACGCTGAAGTTGTTGCTGATTGAAGTACTGTTAATGCATACGGACTTACAACTGCCCAGTTACCTGCGCCTCTACGTGTACGTTGTGCAATTTTGTTACTTGCGCGGTTGATCATAACAGCTAATGCTGCATGCTCGTCACCTACGAAAGTAGCTGTTCCTGATACACCAGCTTGATCATACTGAGTATCTGCTTCAGCTGTTCCTGCTAATGTGTATAGTGAACCAAGTACTTCTTGGTCAATCTCAGCTGTAATTTCTTGAGCTAAAGCAGCCATAATTTCTGCTTCAACATCAATACCATGCTGTGATTGTGCGTCTTGTGCAGACTCAAAAGTCCAACGTGCTGATAGCTTACGTGATTTAGCTTCAACAGTCTGTTTTAAGATCTGAATAGACATTTTGTTACCAGCTTCACCTTCTAGTGCTGCTGTGTTTGCCGCTGTTCCTGCTGTCGCACCTGAGTACGCTTCAGCAATTTTGAACGGTGATAGTGCTTCTTCACCAGCTACAGTACCGCTTGCGCCTGTACCAACTGTATCCGAATAACGAACACGTAGTGTGTGAATTTGCCCTACTGGGCCAGTCATAGGCTGAACACCAACGATTTCATTAGCAATGACTGTTGGCATTACACGTCTGATGACGGGTAAAATAACTCTGTTAAGAGTTGCGACGTTACCGGCGGATGTTGCACCTGCGCCTGCAGTTTCTGACAAATACTTGCGTGTATTTTCCAGTGTAGCTGACATTACAGATTTCTTTGTGCCTGCTAGGCCTTCAAGAAGTGCGCTCTTCGTATCCAGCCAGCGACTTTCTAATAGTTCTGACATAGTTTTCTCCTTAATTTAAACCAGCTAAACGTCTAATGTCAACGACATTATCGTCTTGCTTTGAACTAACGTTAGTTTGTTTTCTATTGCCTGTGATTTCTGTGCCTTCTGTAATTACTGCCTTCTGCTTCGCTGGAGATTTACCATCAATTACTGACGGTAGGTACTTGTCAAATGCAGATTGTAGTCTGTTTGTTTGTACTGATTCCAGTAAATCTGTCATGATTTCTTGTTCTGCTCTGTTTAGTGGGCTTAACAATCCATCAATAGTTTCTTTGCGCTCAGCGATTTGTGCCATACGCTTAACTTCGTTCGCCTTAGACTCAGCTAAAACTTTTGCTTTTGTTGCAAATGCTTTTGCTTCAGCTAGTTGTTTGTCTTTAACTGCAACTACATTCATAAGTTTTGCAACTTCTGAATTTTCATTCAGATGACTTGTTGCGTACTCAGATGCAAATGCTTCAAACATTTTGCGACCGAAATCGTTCTTACGTGCTTCTTCAATATCTTCTTTTAATGCGCTAATCTCACCCTTAAGAGTGTTTTCAACGATTGTAGATACTTTATCGGCACTTTTCGCAATGAAGTTAGTCTTAACTTCAGCAAATTTATTTTTAGCTTCTTTTATAAGTTTGACCTTAGTTTCAGCTAAATCTTTTTTGTCTTCGTGGAACTCTGCAATTTCTTTAGCAAGTGCATCGACAATAAAGTTCTCAAGCATGCTGAACTTATCAGACATTGCTTTTTGATCTTCATGTAACTCAGAAACTTCTGTCTTTAGTGATTCTAAAACAAATTTTTGCATTAATTTTGCGTCTTCACGCATTTTAACAGCATATTTTGCTTTAGCTTCAGCTAGTTGTTTGCGGTCTTCTGCAAACTCAGCAATTTCTTCAGCTAAACGCTCTGAGATCATAGCATCGATAGCCTCAACCATAGTTGATTTATCATGCTCATATTTCTTAGCAAATTCTTCGCGAAGTTCAGCAGTTGCTTGCTGACGATTCTCTTTGATTTTGCTTTCCCAAGCGCCTTCGATTTCAGCACGTACTTCTTCGGAAACTACATCGTTTTCAAAAAGTGTTTTAAGTGCGTCCAACATATTATGTTCTCCTTTTATTGGAGTCTACTGATTATATTAATCAGAGATTCTTTTAAGTATTTTTGTGCCTTTGTGTCGTGTTTAGTTGCCTGTGCAAGTTCGTATGCCTTCATTCCTCCACGTGCATTCATTAAATGTTCGTAAATTGGTGTCGGATACGCACCAGGGGCGCTAGGCTGAGCCACAACGTCCACAGTGATTATTTCGAAATCAGAAACTTCGTTGCCGCCGTCTTCTGATACATTGCCGCTACCACGCGATGAAACACCTAGTTTAACACCATTTTGTATCATAGTGCTAACTAACTGCCCCATCGGAGTTGGTAGAATTTTTAATTTACCATAACCGTTTGCGCCATCCATCCAACATTCTTGGATCATATGACTCACGCGGTCTAAGTTAATGTTAAGTCCTTCTGGATGATCAACTTCTCCGAGAACTGAATATCCTCCCTGGATTTGATCATTGAGAGTTTTGACAGCCCTACCAATTTCGTTTACAGGATATACACGTTGGTTTGCATTACGCACTCCACCTTGTATACAAATACCTTTCATATAAAGATCTTTGCCCCCATTGGCGTTATCGGTAGACTCAACGACTATATTAGCCTGGTCGAATGTCAGATGCTCTCGTAAGTTTATCATTTAAAGTTCCTTAACCTTAAGAACCGATAGTTGATTTACTATCTGCTCCGCTTTCGCCTGCGCCTTTTTTCTCTGCGCCGTGGCCTTTTGGCTGTGCTTTCATGCTTTTTGATGCTTTGCCGCCTGGAACGTTAACATTACCAGCTGTTTCATCTTTTGGAGATGTTCCTGCTAGTCCGCCTTCTGTTCCGCCGTTTCCGCCGTCTGCATTCTGCGCCAAGTTTGAAGCAGTTCCGCCCATGTCATTTGCACTAGCTACAGTTGACTTAGTGTTTGCACCGTTGTCGCCCATTTTAGCTGTTACTTTTTCAACATATTCACGCATTGTTTCTGCTTCTGATTTAGATGATTCATCAGTTTCTTCGTCTGCTGCTTCATCTACTTCTTCATCTGATGCTTCGTCGACTTCTTCGTCAGTTGCTTCAAACGCTACTGATTCTTCTTCAGCTTCGTCGTCACCGTCAGCGTCCATATCCATGTCGCCTTCGTCACCAGCATCTTCGTCTTCGTCACCCATCATTTTTTCAAATTCTGCTTTAAGATCATCTAAAGCAACTTCTAGATCGTCAACACGATCTTCTACGTCACCTTCGCCACCTTCAGCATCCATATCCATATCCATGTCGCCGCCTTCTGCGTCACCGTCCATGTCCATGCCCATTTTGTCCATCATGTCATCAGCTGGATCGCCACCTTCAACTTCAAACTCATCTAAGTTAAAGTCTTCGTTAGTAGCTTCTTCTTTGTCATCATCTGATGCTTCATCTACTTCTTCGTCTGATGCTTCATCTACTTCTTCGTCTGATGCTTCATCTACTTCTTCATCTGTAGTTTCATCAACTTCTAGATCTGACTCTAATAGTCCTTCGTAGATATCTCTTGATTTTTCAACCACAATCTCGTGGAATAATTCTTCTGCTCCAGCTTTGTCTTCGTTGACTAGCTTTTCGAGCATTTCTTCAAATTTATTACTCGCCATTATTTTCTCCTATAAATTGTTGTACCTATGGTAAGGCTGTCCTTTGTATTTAACGTATATAGAGAAAAGTGTGTAGAAATAGGCTCAAAACGAGCCGTTTTTAAAAAATCAGGCTAAAACAAACCGATTTTTGAACTCTTGAACAGTAATTGTGTTGTAGTTTTCAAGTTTATTTAGTTCCTCTGGACAATAATTATCTGGTGCTATTACCCTTACAAACTCAGTTTTTTCATGTTCTTTTACTACACTAGTTGTTTGTCGTAACCAATTTCCAAAGAATGTAGCACTATCTTGTGACTTTTTGTAGTTAGGAGTATCAGCATATAAGTTATTAAACTTCATACCGTCTTTTAATCCTTTGTAGTCAAAGCCTAGTATATAAATTGTTTTATGTCGATGTTGTGCTGATAACCATAATGCTGTTGGTCCACTTGACCAACCTTTTCCTGGTTGAAAATAATTAAAATGTTGAAGACCTTCGTAGGACTTATTATAATTTGTCCATACTTGATTTTTATGTTGATACATTGATTTATTAATTTCTAAAATCATTTTAACATCAACCGCAACTAAGTAATCTGGTCTAAATGTTCGATACAAAGCATTACATCCATATACCGGACCGTACTTTTTTAGCTCTTCGGGCTCTATGCTTTTTCTACTTAAACCGTTACCTAAAACAAATGCTGTATTTTGATTGTGAGCAAATCTACTTTCGTCTACTATTTCTTGATGTGCAAAGTTTATTGGTTTAGCACGTTTAGCAAACTGTTCTTTTTTGTCGTCAGACATTTTTTCTAAACGTCTAATCTCCATTAAACGTGTTGCTTCTTCTTTTGAATATTTGGTCTTATCTAATTTTGCCATTAAACACCGGCAGCGGCTGCTTGCGCTGCTATCCCATACATCTGTCTAACAAAATCTAATTCGTCAGCTTTCTCATTTGTATGTAGCTCGCTTGCTTTCCTTGCACGGTTAATTTGGCGTAGGGTGAGTCTTGTCTTTCTTGTATCGTCAAAATTGACAATTGAATCATCATATTCGGGCTCATAGCGATTGTCGTCTACAGGCTCAATTGTTTCTTTATCAAAATAAAATAATTCTCTTAATATCATAATACTATTTATATCGTTTGGTCAGTTGCCGGTGCACCCGGTGCTGCTGTGTCGCCGCCTGTTGCTGTTTCAGGTGGAGTTGCTTCTGCGCCAATTTCTGCTGTTTCGTCATCTGGTGCAATATCCTCTGCTCCACTAATGTCAGCACTAATGCCTGCTGAACTAATTCCTGCTCCACGCATTTCTGCACTTGCATCTGCTGCTGGTTGATTTAATGTTTCGTCATTTTCTTCACGCCACATACGTTCATTCTCTGCAATCTCTTCAGCACTCATGCCCAAGAATCGTTTCATTGCAAAACGATTTGAAATATAAGGTATAGCACTCATTTGTGTATATGTTGGAACACGAGCATTATCAAGTTCTGATTGTCTATATGCTGCAAAGTTTTGCGGTGGTTCAAATTCTAAGTCAAACATTGCTGTGTCAATGTTTACACCTTTTTCTAATAGATATCTTTTAAATTCTTGATTAAAGTCTTCTATAATAAGACCTTGTAAACGTTCACAGTATGTGTTGAAACGCAATTCTTGAATAAATGCTGTACCTACTCTACCATCATTATATGATGAAGTTGCGTCATCACCGCCGGTAGGCAAGTAGCTGCTAGGGATTCGTAAACCGCGTACGAGCTTATTAGTAAAATATCGTAAGTCATCAATCTCTCCTAAGTTAGTTCCGCCTGGTAGTGTTTCAACTTTAGATCCTCTACCTTCTGCTGTTTGTGGGAAAAAGTAATCTTCGTTAATTGACAGAGGATTGTAAGAACTGTCTATGACATTTGTGCCTCCACCTGTCGCTGATGGGATCCTTCTTTGATGGATTTCCGTTTTAACACGTTCAACAAATTGCATAGCAAGGTGTGATGGCATGTTACCCACATCAACGTAGAATACTCTGCGCTCAGGCGCACGTTGTACACGATAGATAATAATAGCATCTTCGAGTAATTCTTTTTGTTTGAATACTTTAAATATTGTTTCTAATAATGAGTTACCAAAAGGAAAGTTATTGTCTAATCCTTCTGACAGACTTAGGTGTAACACATGCTGTGCGTCGACAGCAACTTCGCCTTCTTCAATAGCAAAACGTGAACCTGGTGGTACATTAACACCGCCAGTCATTCCTCTTGCTCCGCCAGTTTGATAACTTGCGCCAGGACTACTTATGTTACCGTTTGTAATATGCGGTGATGTTGCAACCATTTCTTTGAAATTTAAGTTTACATCTTTGATAATGTACTGTTCAGGCTTTTTGCCGTCTGATTCATTTACAATAATACGTGTAAGTTTTGCAGGATCAACATGAAATAATTTTTTTGTTTCTGGATCTCTTAGAAATATTGCATCTCCGTATTTGAATACATTACGGAATGTTCTAAACATACGTGTTTCAAAATTATTAATTTTGCACCATTGTTTTAGGTACTGACCTAAAATATTAATTTCGTTATTAGTTGCTGCTTTGTTATAATGAAAATTAAAGTTAGTTCCGTTTTCATCATTTTTTTGTGTACAAAACTCAGCAAGGATATCAAGTGCAGCATTTACTTCACTGTCGTTGTCCATTGTGTTATATTGTCCGTAGCGTTCAACTCTATTTGGGCTACCTACGTATACATCTGGTAAGTAACTTGAATAGTTTGATCTTGCAGGACCTGGTCGACCGTTTGCACCGCCTCCGCTTATTGGTCCGTAGCTACCGCTTAGATTGTCGCCTGTGGGCACTGGGGTAAAATATTTTTTCCAACTCATATTATGCTCTTCCTAATCCGCTCATTAAATTGCCCGCACTGCGCATTGTTCTAATCTGTTTATTTCCAATATCTTTCTGCATGTTATTTATATTAACTAATTGTAACATGGTTTGGTTCAGAATGTCAAGTTTTTCTTCTACAGATCCGCCCTGCGGCATTGTAGCCATAGCTGTTTTAGCCGCTTCTGTCATAGGAGCACCCATAGTTGCCATCTGATCTTGTAATTGTTGTGCCATATCTGGCATTCTATTCAGCATTGACTTCATATTTGGTATAATTGATCCGTCCATGTTAGGCACAAACGTTTCTGGTCCGAGTTCACCAATTTTGTATGCAACATTTTCCATTACGCCGCCACCGATTGCTTTACTTCCTTGTTCTGATGTACTAACTGAATTCTGTGAATCGTTTTTGTCTGCATCTCGTGCTTGATCTAACACGTCAACTGGTGTTACACGAATTGCATTACCATTTGTTACGCCTTTAAAAAGTTCAGTAAAATTATTTCTATCTGTTAATATTGGATTCATTTCAGCATCATCACCAATAAAATTACCAAGATCAAAACTTTCTCTTAATTGCCTTGTAATCTCTACTGTAGCCCGAATACCTTCTGCTATGTTGTTTTGTAATACTGTATTTGCTGATAAATTTTTTGCTACAGTACCTTGCACATCTGCTGCACTATTTGCTAACTCAATTGTAGCTTTGTTTAACTCTCTAGATATTGATTGTCCTTCAGAGCCGCCACCTGTTTGAGCCCTTACTACATTTCTAGCTTCTTCTAAATAAATTTTAGCTGCTTCTGCGGTGCTAACAGTTCCTTCACCAGCGGCCTGCATTCTTGCTTGTACTTTTTCAACACCTTCTGTGAATGCTCTAGTTTCTGCAATAACTTTAGCTTGAGATTCACCAATAGAATTAAGTTGGCCAACTGATGCAGCAAATAATTGTGTGTCACCAACTGATTCTTCTGCAAATGCAGCTTTTGCTTGGTCTGACAGTCTAGCAATTTCTTTGTTCTTTTGTGCTGTTGTCATGTTAGATTCTCTAACTCTTTGCATTGCTTCGATGTTTGCAGCAGTTTCAGGATGCATTAGTTTAAAGTTTTTCGTCATGTCGCTCATCGGCACGCCGGTTTGATTCATGTCTTGTGCAAATGCTTTTGCTGCTGATCCTAATGGTCCTAAAGAAACCAACGCTGTATTCATTGTTTGAGTTGCATCATGGATGCCTCTATTTTCCATACGTCTGTTTGCAGCAATATTCTTACCATCACGTTGCGAATCAACTAGGTCTTGTTTTTGTTTTTCAGCACTTTCACCGCTTATCTCGGCCATTACAGCAATATTTTGAGCCATATCTAATGTTGCTTGAGTAACCGCTTTATCGCTCATTCCTGTTAGCATAGCTTGTCTACCAAGTAAACTAGCATTGGTCAACAGCATTTCATTAGATTCTTCTAAACTATAACCTAAATTTGCCATACCTGCAATAACTTTACCGTCTTCAAACATCACTCTTGATAGTTCAGAAAATCTTTTAGCACCTTGGTTAACACTTCCTCCAAGAACAGTTAAATTTTGTGCATTATTTCCAACCATATTTGCAAATACGTCTAATGTCATTCTAGTGTTTGCAGTTGCAGCCCGCAGAGCTCCTAGGTCACCATTAAATCCAGCACCAACTTTTGAAAGTGATTGGAATGTACGTTGTGTATCATCTAAATAACCAATAAAATCAGCGGCTGAATTGCCGAATGACTTAAATATCGGCGGCAAGACACTTGCCTGGCTTTTCATATTTTCTACAACTGATGATTGGTTAGTTAAAAACTTAGTAAAATTACTAGCTGCATTAGTGGCGTTGTTAACGCTTTTTCCAAAGTCAGTGCTACTGCCACCGCTGGTGCCACCACCACCACCACTAGATGATGTTTGTTGGCTCTTGGCAATCCCTGATTTTTTTAATGCTCCAACTAATGCGGTTTGGAGTTGTCCTACTGTTAATTCACTTACTGGGTCATCTGAAGCCATTTTGTT